GACTTTTACTGCGGCACCGTCCACAGGTACCGCAAATATCTTTGTGAATTTCCTTGACCTCACAGCAGGTTCTGTAACACCCCCTGCTGAGAACAAGGGTAACTTCAAGGGTGGTGGCCTGTTCCGTACCAACGCACAGTCGTTGACTGCCGACACAACCATCCTTGCAACTGAAAACGCAAACGTGACTGGGCCGTTTACCGTAGCCAGCGGTGTGACCCTGACAGTCGAAAGCGGCGGGACACTGGTGACGCTATGAGTACATTAAAGGCAGACACCATCCAGAGTACCAGCGGCGGTGCGGCTACGCTGACTAAGCAGACTGCACCTCGTGCGTGGATGCAAATTAACATGCTTTCTACCGCTACTATAGAGCAAAGTTTGAACACTAGCAGTCTTACAGATGAAGAGACTGGTAAGATGGCTGTGGCTCTTACTAACGCTTTTGATGCGGCTACTTATTGTAACGTAAACGGTGGTGGTGGTGAAGTTAACAACGGCACTCTCGCCTGTATAGCAACACCCGCTAACGGTAAGACAGCATCTCAGATTAAAGCTGAAGCGGTCTATCAACATACTGCTGGAGTTTTCGATGCTCCTGAGTGTGGCATAGCGTGTATTGGAGACCTCGCATGAGTGAAGTAAAGACAGACAAAATCAGCAGCGTTTCCACCAACGGTGACATCACCCTCGACCCGGATGGCACGGGCAAGGTTGATATCGGGGGGCATGAATTAGTTTTAGACGCTGACGCTGACACCAGCATTACGGCTGACACTGACGACCAGATTGATTTCAAAGTCGGTGGGTCAGACAAGATGAACCTAACTAGCACAGGGCTGCACATTGAAAGGGCGTCGTCTGGTGGTACGGCAACCTCAACAGCGGCTTTAATTGTTGAGGGTACAGATGCAACTGGTGCGGACATCCAGATACTTGGAGATGACACAGACTATCAGCGGTTCCTCTTTGGTGACGCTAGTGACAACGATGCTGGGGCGATTGAGTATTCACACAGTAACAACTCTATGCGCTTTACCACAAACGCATCAGAACGTATGCGCCTCACCAGCAGCGGCACCGTGCTGGTGGGAACGACATCTTTCACCCCAAATCCGGGCGTTAGCCTTCAAGCGGCTGGCAATGTCACTTGTGGCAACTCAGCAGGTAGCAGCGGGTTTGAGTTTGCTACATTTCGTCGAAGCGCCACTCAGATAGGCTCTATCACTCAAAGTGGCACAACCGGCGTGTCTTTCAACACATCCTCTGACCACCGCCTAAAAGAAGCGGTAGTGGACATGACCGGCGCTATTGACCGCGTCAAGGCGCTGGCTCCCAAACGCTTTCAGTTTATCGCAGACCCAGACACAACGGTTGACGGCTTCATTGCCCACGAGGCGCAAGCTGTTGTGCCAGAGGCTGTGACCGGCACTAAGGATGAAGTTGATGACGACGGCAACGCAGTCATGCAGGGCATCGACCAAAGCAAGCTAGTGCCTCTGTTGACCGCAGCCTTGAAGGAAAGCATCACCAAGATTGAAACACTTGAGACAGAGATGACTGCCCTCAAGGCTCGTGTCACGGCACTGGAGGACGCATAACATGCCTAGCTTCGGTACACTCAAAGCAGATACCCTGACGCACTCGACTGCGGGTTCGCTGGCTACGAATTTTGTTGTCGAGGGTAGTGCGAAGGCCAGCCTCCATTTTAATCAATCTTCTGAAACAGCAGTGAAAGATAGTTTCAATATTTCTAGCGTTGCTGACGATGCTACAGGAGAATATATACCGTCCTTCACTAATTCTATGGGCAATGCTTTTTATTCTGTTGTTGCTACCAGCGATTTTATATCACAAGACTTCAACGGGGTGGACTTAGAAACTGGTAGATATGAACTTGCATCACGTAACAGTTCTCATGCAGCCGCAGATTCTGATTTAAATTGTAATGCTGTTCACGGAGACCTCGCATGACAGTGACCCCAGAGTTTCAAGGCACACATCTATGGGATAGGCTCTGCTGGGCCAAAGAGAACCTAGAGCCGCATCAGTCTGACTATCGTGTAGTGTACGAGGACAGTGTGGATGAGTGCGCCAAGATACTGGTTCCTGACCCTAACTGGATGGCGTGTGCGCTACAGGGCGGTATCCTGCCGCCTGTCGAAGTTTATTGGGAACTAGCAAAGGACGAAGCTGAAGAGGGCTTCACGAAGCACACTCGTGGCTACCTGTTGCACGACACCCCGCCTGTTGGCCCTATGACCGAAGAACAGGCGATTGAATATCTGATTATGAAGGATGTACCACAGTCTGTGTGGCAGACGTGGGACGAGGGCAACCGCCCTAAAATGGTAATCTGCAAGAAAGAGCAGTTGCCAGCAACTCGTGAGTGGAGAAACGCATGGCGCATCTCCGACGACTTAGACCTAGCAGCATAAGGAGTAAACTATGGCTGTAACAACCTACATCGTAGACAAGGACGGGAACCAGATTGACGCTTCCACGGCTACCGTTCCTTCTGACCGTCACTTTCGTGGTGCATGGTCTTTGAACGGAAGCGTCATCTCTGAGGACATGACTAAGGCCAAAGAGATTTTCAAGGACAAGATTCGTGAAGTTCGCAAGCCACTGCTTGAGGCAGAGGATGTGACCTACATGAAAGCCCTTGAGGCTGACGACAGTGCGGCAAAGACTGCATCGGTGAATGCTAAGACTGCCCTGCGTGATGCACCTGCCGCTGCTGCTATCGGCAGTGCAACCACCATCACTGAACTCAAGGCAGCTTGGGATGCAGACACTCTTGGCGACTCGCCCTACGCATAAGGAGACCTATCAATGGCACTGACAAAAATTACTGGTGAAGGCGTTGGTGCCGTTGATAACCTGACTGTTTCACCTAGTTCTGGTGCGGCAGTAGGAGCAGTTGGGGCTATAGCTGGACAAAGCGCATATGTTTCAATTAGAGGAAACAACGCTACATTTTTAACTGACTCATTTGATATAAGCCAGTTGTCAAATGGTTCAGCCGAAGTTATGCAAAGAGCAAATCATCCGTTGATTATTGGCACCAACAATGTAGAAGCCGCAAGGTTTGACAGTGCTGGGAATCTAATGGTTGCAGTACAAACTGCAAACGCTGAGGGTGGCGTAACCATTGACCGTGACGGCGCTTTGAACGGCACAAGTCAAATACGTTTCAATCGTGCGAATACTACGGCCACTTCGTTTGCCCTTAGTTTTATGAACGCAAGCACTTCTGTAGGGCATATATCATACACCGACACGGCAACGACCTTCGCAACGAGTTCAGACCACCGCCTCAAAGAATCCGTAGTTGACATGACCGGCGCAATCACAAGGGTCAAGCAGCTTGCACCCAAGCGGTTCAACTTTATTGCTAACGCTGACATCACGGTTGACGGTTTCATTGCCCACGAGGCGCAGACTGTCGTACCGGAAGCCGTTACCGGCATACACAACGAGGTGGAGGTCTGGCGTGAGGGCGAAGAACTGCCGGATGGCATTAGTGTTGGCGACAATAAACTAGACGAAGACGGCAACACCATTCCTGTCATGCAGGGCATCGACCAATCTAAATTGGTGCCTCTGTTGACCGGCGCACTGCAAGAAGCCATCGCCAAGATTGAAACACTTGAGACAGAGAACAGCACACAAGCTACACAGATTGCCGACCTGATTACTCGTGTGACGGCACTGGAGAACGTATAATGGCCTACATCGGTAAATCATCCAACTTCGCTGTCCGCAACCGCTATGTCTATCAGGCTACGGCAGGACAGACATCGTTTAGCGGCAGTGACGCTGACTCAAAGACGCTGACCTACACAGACAGCCTGTACATGGACGTGTACCAGAACGGTGTTCTCTTGAAGCCGGGTACGGACTACACAGCCACAACGGGTACGACAGTCGTGCTGGTCACTGGCGCATCTTTGAATGACGTAGTTGAGATGGTTGTATACGATGTGTTCGGTGTTGCTGACTCGTACACCAAGTCGCAAGCAGACACACGCTACCCATTCAAGGGCAACAACAGCATCATTCGTTTGAACGGTCAGACCATCTCTGCTGACATCACAATCGACAGCGACGAGAACGGTGTGTCGGCTGGCCCGATTACGCAGGACAATGCCACCGTCACTGTTAATGGATATTGGAGCATCGTATGACCAGCGTATTGAATGTAGACACGATTGCTGCGAAGGACGGTACGTCTGCTGCGACACTGACTAAGCAGAGTGCGGCAAAGGCTTTCGTTGAAGGCTCTAATGCTGCGGCACTGTCGAAGTCATTTAATATAAGCACTGGTACAGATAACGGCACAGGTGACTATAGCTACGCACTGACTAACAGTATGGATAGTGCTACTTACGCTATTAGTGTTTGCTGTCATTCTGGCGGTTTAGCTGCAACAAACGACGATAGTCAGACTGCTTCTGTATATAAGGCGCAAATATTTAGCCGCACGAGTACAGGCAGTGCGTCTGACCAAGTGAATTACAGCGCAATTCATGGAGACCTCGCATAATGGCAAGCATACTCAAAGTCGATGAAATGCAGGGTGTAACCAGCGCAGGTGATATCAC